ATCCATATTAATAATTTTTTTTAAATACTCTAAAGATTTTTCTTTTAATTCTAAATCTATTCTATCTTCGTCACGATATTCTCTAGCATCCTCGCAACTACAATCTCCCATACCACAACAATTTCCATAGTAAAAATCATAGTCTTTATCATATTCCTCTTTCAAATCTATGTATTTACGTAGATATGCTATTGAATTTTTTAATTCTTCAATTTTATTTCTTTTATGACTTCTATCTTGTAGTAGCTCTGCTATTTCTTTATCTTTTG